TGAGCTGGAGCGCGAACTACAAGCACAGTTCGATCCTGCAGCTCGACAGAGGTTCACCAGTACTGCTAGAACAGCAGCAAGGAGTGAATACGTAGAGAAGCTCGTCCTCCCAGAGGAAGAGCGTGGGCTAATGCCCTACACGAAGGAGGACTTCGTTATCTCCGAAAACCCCTTGAGGGTGGAGTGGGAGAAGGAGGTTCGTAAGTTCCTGAGCAAGCTCACGACACACACGAGTCACCGAATTACTGCTGCCATGATCTACGAGTGGGCAACAGGCATCTCGATCGAAAAGATGTTGGCAGCTGATAAGATAGGGGAGCTCCTCACAGAGGAAGCAGAGAGTGTCCGGGCACAGACAAATGCTGGACGCTTGAATGTGCACTTGAGGCACATCAATTGGATTTTGAGGGAATACTTTGGCAAGCCATATAAGACAAAGATTATGGGTAGAGAGGTAGGCAGGGCGTACACGGTACGCCGAGAGTTCCGCGTGAGGCTCAAGAAACCTGCCAACATGACGCTATGGCCTGAGTGGGCAGAGGGAACCCTAGAGCCATGAGCAAGCAAGACAAGTGGCTCTGGGGTACTGTCGCCGTCTGGGTAGGGATGCTGTGCGTGTGGAGCTTCCTGTTCGGGAGGTACTCATGACCGGCATGAAGGAGAAGCTGGGCGAGGAGAAGTACAAGGTCTGGTACGCTCGCCACCGCGTCGTTGAGAATGAGCGCGTCTGGAAGCTGAAGATGGCTGAGAACCCGATGAACACCATCCCAGACTTCAAGAGGGTGCTCCCCCCGACGTACTCCTTGGAGGAGGCGTTCTTCCACGTGAAGACCTGCACTTGTGGATCCTGCGTGGGGGAGATCGGTATCTTGGCTAAAGCCATGCACCGAGAGTACTTCCCTGACCTACCGTGGGTCAGAGGGGCATCGACTGACCTTCCACCACTACCTCGTCAGGTACAGGAGCTCCTTCGATCCGTTGAAAAACAAGTTCTATCGCACCCAGATCCCCAGTCATAGCGGCTGTCAGCATCAGGCTGCAGGCCATCCTGGTCTCTAGGTCCTTGGTCCTAGCAAAGATTGACTGAATGACGGCTAGTCGCTGGTTCCATAACCACCAGATCCTAGTGTCCGAGCTGCTACAGTGATCGATGGGGATCTCGGAGGGTAGCTTCCGAACGACTTCATTCGCCACGGTTCTTCGCCCTCTTGAGAGCAGCGAGGTACTGCTGGTACAACTGAGCAGCCTCTCCGACGAGGTTGGCCTGGTATGCCTTGTAGACCTCGTCGATCTTCGCCATGAGAGCGTCCTGGGTGGGGTAGTCACTCAGGAGCAGGATCTCGTCACAGATGTAGACGAAGTTGTCTGCCACCAGGATAGAGCGGTCACCGTACGGTATCGTCTGCTGACTCATCAGTAGTCTCCTCTTCAATCTTAGTGCCGCCCCCAGTGAGGTCGACCATGTTGAGCTTAGCGTGGGCACGCTGAGCGGGGTGGGTACCGGCACGACGGAGGCCCGTGGTCCGGTTGAGAATGATCTTCTGGGCCTTGACGGCCTTATTGACAGCTCCGACCACCCTGACGTCTGGGTGGTTAGCGTAGTCGAAGAGAGTGCGAGCGATGGACTCCCAGGCTGGGGAGTCGACACGAGTCCCGCCGCTCCACTCTGGGTGCTTGGGGACCCACTCTAGGGCCTCCTTGATGGTCTTCCATTTCTGAGCCATTATTTCCAGTAGTCCTTCCAGTCTTCGACGTACTCTCCAGAAGCCACGGTGAGTCCAATATCGTACAGCTGGCCTTGGAAGAAGTCCAGCTCCCTGGTAGCCTGCTCTACGTAGCGCAGGGTGTCCATCAAGTGTGAGTACTTGTCGTGAACAGGGTACGGAGACCACTCTTGTGTCTTGGTGTTGTAGGAGTACTTGTAGTTCTCCATGCAGTTGAGGACACGGTCACAGTTAGGCTCCTTCGCCCAGCCGACCGCCCTCTTCTGCTCGTCGGAACGACCATTGATGTAGGTGTTGTACAGGCGCATACGAACCTGCTGGATTCCCGTGATAGCGTCAGCATTGGCAGTGTTAGGCAAGCCCTTCACTGTGTAGATGTTGGAGCCCTTAGCTAGCACAGCAACGTTCGGGAACCTCTTGCGCATCATGTCGGCGGGAGTCTCCGTGATGGAGACCTCGTGGTGCTCAGCGTCCCACGGCAGGATGATGTAGGCAATCTTGTTGAACCAAGGCTTCTGCTGCAAGATGTCTACATACTCTGGCAGGGCGATACCATGCCCCTCTCCACAGTCGTAGAGGAAGAGCTTATTGTTGTACCACTGGAAGGCAATCCAGGAGGTCGCGTCTGAGTGGTACCCAGCAGAGCCAATGTCGAAGGCAACGTAGATAGGAACGTCTGGCAGCAGGTTGAACTTCTCGTTCCGCCTGTCGTGGATCATACGAGTGAGTGCTTCTCCGTACACTGCAGCGGCATCCATCTCTTCGAACGAGCAGTACATTTCCTGCTCGAACATGCGAGTGTTGCCGAAGCGACGGAGGTACATTTCCTTGTCCTGCTCCAACTTCTCTTGGGAGCGGACAGGTGGCAGGCCAGCATTTATCATCATGGCGTTGAGGTCATCGATGGTACGAATGATGATGCCAGCATCTGGCATCCCCTCAATGGTCTCCATCAGCTTCCATAGTGGGTTGTTGCGCTTGCCACGAGGGGTGGCCACTGCCATGAGTCGCTTCTCCTCGGTCTCGACCGAGAGAATGGGCTGGATCCTAGGGATAGGGTCCTCGCGAGTGAACAGCGAGAGCTCTGTGAAAGCGTATTGCTGGTAGGACGTACCCACACCGTTGGAGTCTCTACCAGAAGCGTAGTAGCCCTGGAGCTTGAGGACACTCTTGTTCTTGAAGCGTCCCTCCAGCATGGTACTCTTCCATCGGACGAGCTCTGCTGGGATATTGTCTTGCAACAGTTCTAGTTGCTGCTTGGCTACAGGGTCGTAGTACTTCTTGTCCCAAAGGATATCCCTGACGGCAGGCGTGTCTGGCGCTACGTACACGCCTGCCGTCTTCGGGTGCTCCAGGAGATAGCTACACTCCTCCATGCTCATCGACACGTCCTTACCAGACTGTCGGGGCAACACAGCAATGCCAATGCGCTTGGTGCGCCAGAGTGTGTGCAGCTCCTGCTGGTAGGGGCGGGGCCGGTAGAACCGGGGGAATGTCAGCGCCATGTTCCTAGATATTCATCTCTGAGTGATTGACGGCCTTCCAGAAGGTACCGAAGTCCTCTTCCGGCTCTCCGCTAATCCCAGCAGTGCTGGGGATGCCAGCCTGCGGAGCGTCGAACTGTCCGGCCTCGTTGCGACGCTGGCCGGCCACCTGCTCCTGTCGAGCCGTCGGTGCTGGAGCAGGTGCTGGAGCAGGAGCAGTACCCAGCTCCTCGCGAATAGCGTCGACCAGCGGCTGGACGTCCACGCGGAACCCGATGGGCTTGCCGTCGACCTCGTGGAGGTAGGGCCTAGCCATCTTGATGAATCGCTGAGCCAGAGCAGGATTGTACTCCTTGGTGCCCGGCACGAGATCCTGGTTGGCGCGGAACAGGGTGACACTGGCTTGCAAGGTAGACAGGACTGGCTGTGCATCCTGCATGAGCGCGGCGGTGCGCGCGTCTACCTGCCCTCCAATGATGTGCTTGACAGCTCCCTGCCAAGCCTCTGCCTCCTGGAGGGTCTTGAGGACAATCGTTCCCTCTCCCTTGACTGCAGGGACGGTGTCCCCAACAAGCTGGAAGGGATGTGCTCGGATGCTCTCCAAGACCTCTGGAGCAAGTCCATTGTTGATGTCCTCCAGAGCCTGCTCCCGGAGAGCCTGCTCGCCAGTCTCTAGGAGCTTGGCGGCCGCAGTATCGAAGAGGGGAGCGATCTCAGCATAGGCTCTGTCGACTCCTCCCCAAGGGTTGACTGGAACACCTGCAGGCTCTCCTGCTGGAGCGCCTTGTGCTCCTCCCTCGCCTCCAGGAACAGCTCCAGGCTTCTCAGGTTCGGCGGTAGCGGGAGCTGCCTCTCCTCCTGTTGCTGGATCTGTTGCTGGAGGTTGCTGTCCAGCAGGGACCACCGGTGCAGCAGGTGCTGGCGTACCTTCTCCAGGTGCTGGAGTCGGCGCTGGGTCCGAGCCAGTCTTTTCTGAGTCCTCTTCACCGAAGACTTCGTTAAATACTCGTGAAAACGCAGGGTCAATCTGGGAGTGATACTCCGCATTGGGTGCCTCCGGGGCGGTCTCAGTCATCGGTCTTCACACCCATCAGTTCGTTCAGCATCTCCCTGTTCGCCTCCGTGAAGTCGAAGTCGTGGAGAGATTTGAGACCCTCGATGAACCCATACTGAGGGCTCATGAGGATGCCACTCACGTCGCCAATGTAGGCGTGAGCAACGGGGTCTGGGCCCTCGCCGGAGTTTGCAATCTCCTCCCACTGCTTGCCCCACTCAACGACAAGCAGGTTCCACGCGGCGATGAGCTGAACATAGAGCTCTTGGTGTCGCTCCCAGTCGCCCTGGCTCTCCTTGTAGATCT